TTTAGAAAAATGGAAAAATGAACATGGTCTTATAGACTCAGATGATTATTATATTGGTGCGGAAGAATTATATAATTACTTGAAAAAATTCATAACTGATACTATAAAGCAAGAAAGCGAATTGCATATTTACGAATGCAAAATATGCGGGAAAATTTTTTACAATAACGAAGATTATTATTATCATTATAATGAAGAACGCAATCAGATAAGAAAATATGATGACTGAATCAATATCTTTATCCGAACTAACAACAAAGAAAATAAACTCATTGCTTTTGAAACGTGATGAGTTAGCGGATAAAGATTATCTAAAATTCGAGAATGAGCTTTTATCGACATACAAAAGAAGCCTGATAGAGATTAAATCGCAAATAAGCGGAATGTATGAAAAATATGGTGATAAGGTTACGCTTGCTGAAATGTACTCTTATAATCGATTAAAGAACTTAGAAAAACAGATTGCAAAAGAGATTAATAAACTAAATGCCAATGTTACAATAAAAACCAGAGGTGCGCTAAAGACATTCTTTGCAGAAAACTATTACCTGACCGGCTATGCAATAGAGAAATCAGTAGAGTTAAAATTAGGCTTCGGATTGCTCAATCCCAAAGTTATTGAATCGGCTGTTCAGAATCCCTACAATTGGGAAGGAAGATTAAAGCTCTGGAATGAAAAATTATTAATTGACATTAAGCAAAATGTTGTTGACGGATTGACACAAGGCAAAGGATTTGCTAAGACTACTAAAGCTATACAAACAACCTTTGAAAAGAATCTCGGTAAACGTGCAGCGGGCGAAATTAAACGAAGCAATATATTAAGGGTAGTAAGAACCGAATCCACAAGGGCACAGGAAACCGGTAATGTTGCGGGCTATTCACAAGCTGACAAAGATGCTGAAGATTTAGGCATTGATATGCAGAAAGTTTGGGATGCTACACTTGACGGAAGGACGAGACCGAATCACGGAGCAATGGACGGAGTGGCGGTTGGTGTTAATGAATTATTTAATTTTGTTACTATGGATGGAATATCTGTTAAAGTTGAAGCTCCGCATAAGACAAATACAACGGACGATATAAATTGTAGATGCACGTCTCGTTTACAAATTGCAGGATTTGAACCGAAGATGAGAAAAGATAACATAATAAAACAACTTATCCCGAACATAAGTTATAACGAATGGAAAGCGGGTCTAAAATGAGATTAGAAGACCTGACATATCCACAACTCAAAGAACTTGGCTTGATTAATGAGACTAAGGAAAGAGACTTGCTTATCAAAGAACGATTTGAGATGTTAAGAAAACAAGGCTACACAGTTACGCTTGCAATAGTAACAATATCAGAAGATTACTCAAGGGCTTTTGATACAATCCGCAAAATAGTTTATCCATCATCCGCAAAATAGCTTTGCCATAAAAATGGCAATGACTTATATACCTATTTGTATTATTATAAAGTTGTCGCTTAGAAATTTCCCGACAAACAGGAAACCATGATCGCAGAGTGAACTGCAAAAAACCCATCATAAAAACATAAGGATACCACTATGGAAAAATTAACAACTTTACCAACACAGGAAGAATTAGAAACAACGTACAAAGATCAAGTTCTTTACATTGCGAAACCTGACGAAAATGTAATAGTTACAAACAACGGTGAATGGATGCCGGTAACAAAACATACTTCAGAACTTGCAGGGAAGACAGCAGAAATAGAAGCCCTGAAAACGCAAATAGAAAGCACATCAACTGAACTGAAGACCCTGAAAAAGGAATTTAAGGACATTGACGGGTTCAAAGAGAAAGTTGAAAAACTGGAAGCTGAAAAAACAGAAACATTGAAAAAACTGGAAGATGCACAAAAGTTATTCACGATTAAAGAAGCTGTAAAGGACTCTTACAGGGAATTAGGCGTACAACCTAAGTATATCGATTTTGTTGTTTCTAAAGAACATCCTGAACTTGATAAAGTAGAGTTGAAAGATGGTAAATTTGTTATTGACGAAGAAAAAACAAAAACCTTAAAAGAAACATATAAGGAAGTAATCGGCGAAATAAAAACCGCCGGCTGGACACCTGCTAAAGGTGACTCAGATGATAAGGACAAAGATAAACCGAAAGGTTTTCTTGACGAGTTCAAAGACTCATTTCATTAAAATAGGAAATTAAAAGATGCCAACATTAAAAGAAATTGTAATTAAAGAGACATTGAAACAGCCTGAACAAGTTGATAATTTGACGGAAGAAACTCCGATTTTATCAATGCTTGATTTCAGAAAAGCTACACATACAATGTCAAATAATTTTGAAAAATTAAAAGCAGTTACCGGCGGGAGCTTTGTTGATTTGGACGCTCCATTAGGTCTTGTAAGCAGCTCTACTGAACTTGATACAACAAAATTGATCAAAATGGGCGGTCGTATGATAGTTGGTAAAGACAAAGCGGCTCAATACGGCGGTGCAACGCAATATTTCAATGACCAAATGCCTGCCGTTTTATCAAAGACCGGTATGGCTGTTGAGTATGACATACTTTACAATAACTTCCGCAAGGTTGCTATTGCTAATAGCAGAGTAACAGATGCAGGCGGTACAACAAACGCCTATTCAATTATTGCAGTAAGATTCAAACCGGGCGAAAATAACGGACTTTATCCTAATAATGCTTTCCCTTCTGGTTATTTATTAAAACCTACACCTTTGCAGGGCGGTTCACTGCATAATATCGGTAATAATAATTATCCGGGTTCCGGTTATACAAACGGTACAATGGGTTATGCTATGGATTTAGAATCTTATTTCGGATGGCAAATAGCCAACGTTGAAACTGTTTGGGCAATCGTGAACGTAAAAGAAGGAAAGATACCGACCGCGAAACAGATTGATACTGCATTGAGAAAAATAAGAAAATCTTCAAACACTTATTTATTCATGCACCCGGAAGTAAAGGCATTATTGGTAGATGCCTACAGAGATTACATTCTACCTGCTGAAGTATCAGTTAACAATATCAATCGTCAATTAAATTCATGGGATGGTACTCCAATTATGGAATCTTATAATTTCCTTGACGGAACAGAATCAAAAGTAACCGTATCTTAAATAGGAGATAAAAATGTATAACAAATTCACAAAATACAAAAATGATTATTTGGCAGAGGCCCAGACAGTCCCTGCATCCGATACTAATGCAGACGGAAACGGCGGTGCTTTTGATTTGGGTGGTGCTCTTGGTGGTATTGAGATTGTTGCGCAAGTTAATACAGACATCGTTGTTCCAGATACAAAAATATTCTCAGTCCTATTGTTACATTCAGATGATGGGGATAGCTACACAACGCTCGAAACGCTTTACACAATTACTTCAAGCGGCGGTGATACATTACTAGCCGATACTGTATTAGGTCGTTACATCGTACCCAATGATGCTAAACCATACATTAAAGCAAACATTGTTTGTAATGATACTGGATTCACAGGAAAGATTGACGTTTTCCAAAACTACCTACAAAGATAAGGAGAAAACATAATGAAAATATCAGCTCCTAATAATCTTCGAAATAGTTTAGAAAATATTGGTTCAGGTGTACTCCCAATAGCTGGAAATATTTGGTTTGTTGATGGATGGAAATCAGCTTCCGGCGATGGCAGTTCTTGGGATACTGCATTTAATACAATGGCAGAAGCTTTCGAGAATATTACAAGCAATGATGTTATCTACCTTACCGGTAGAGTAACAGAGCAGATCGTTGCTCCTCTTGGAGTATTTGATGTTAGTATAATCGGTGCAACCGGCGGGAATCCAAGACAAAGCACAAACAACGGTGCACAAGCCGGATATAGTGCTTATTGGACTTATGAAACAGATAATACAGTTGCTTTGCTTACATTAAGAGAACAAGGGTGGAACATAGATAATATTTGCTTTGCTCCGCCTGCTTCTACGGCAACAACAGCAGCTGCAATATTAATGGTTCGTGCCGAAACAGCAACCTATCCAGACCCTTCACATGCAGTTATACAGAATTGTTATTTTGCAGGTGGTGGGAATGCAATAATTGATTCAGGTGGTGTTGGATTTGTCCATTTGCTTAATAATAAATTCTACGCTCAAACTGGTTTCTCTCATCAAAACATTGCAGGCGCAGGAATAGCGGCTCCGTTAATGTGGAAAATTGAAGGTAACAGATTCTTGAATATGGCAAATGGAATAAAAGCAGCTTTTTCACATGCCGTAATAACTAAGAATTTCTTTACAGACGGCGGAACACCGAATACTACTGTTGTATTGGATACAGCGGCTGCCGGTGGCGGTGGTAACAACTTTATTATAGACAATTATTTCCAGACAGCAACAGCTAATTTTAACACGCCCGATATAGTTGGAAATGCTACTGACGTTTGGAATAACATTTCTATTGATGGTTCTGACTTATCCAGCGCAAGCGTTGGACGTGAAGTCGGACAGCCTGCATAATCTTAAAGCCGTCTAATTGGCGGCTATTTTTCTATAATAAAGGATATGAGAAATGAAAAGAATCATATTAATAATTATGCTGTTTTCTAGTGTTTTGTTTGCACAAGATATTACCATATACCCAGAAGTTCCGTATTATCATAATACCTTGACAGCTTCGAACGATACGATAGACGTTAGTTTTTCGCATCTTGCTGCACTTGATAAGAATTCAATCACAGATTATACTATTTCCATTTATACAAGTGCCGGTGCTGATACTGTAAAAGTTTATTCGTTAAGTGCCGATGACCTTATCTGGTGCCAACAGTCAACTTGGGATTTATTAGCTGATACGACAAGTCAATTTATAATTGTTTCTACTACGCCGAAAGAATATTTGATTTCTGATTCAGCCCCTAACATAGTTAGGATAATAAGTACAAGTAACGATGCTTCGACTACTATTTTTACAATACAAGGGAAAAAGTGAGCAAATATATCCTAATAAAAGACGAAGTTAAAACACTTCTGAAGATTACGAATACTGATAGTGATAACGCTATTGATGCGCTATTGCCTATTATGACAGCTCAAATAACTACTTATTGTAAAGATAATTTTACATCCGGTAAGGTCTGCTTAACTTCTAGCGAAATTGTTTTCGATATGGATAAAACAATAACTGGCAGTACTGATGATAATTTTGAAGATGTTTATTTTTATGAGGAAGATGTAATTTTAATTCAAGGCTCTATATTAAATGAAGGTCTGAAAACAATACAAAGTATTTCCGATAATGTAATTACAGTTACTGAATCTCTGAAAAGTGAAAATAGCGGAGAGACAATTACTATTTCAAGAGTTGATTATCCAGATGATCTAAAACTTGTAATGTCTGAAATGGTAAAAGGTGGAATAAATACACAAACAGGCGGAAACATTTCTTCATTTTCGCTTGCGGATTATTCTGTTTCTTATTTCGATTCAGGACTTTCGATGTCTTCAAGGTCAATCTTGAATTTGCACAGGAAATTATTCTGATGTTGCCTTATAATAACACAATGACTATACAAGCTAAAGTTAGCACTTCTGACGGCTTAGGCGGTTTTACTGATGTATGGACTACTGTTTCGGGTTTAAGTGCGGTAACATGCAGACATAGAGAGTTAAACGGTACTGAAATACAGGCGAATGAAAAGAAAGGATTCTCGGCTTATGATAGGTTTTATTGTGATTATACAAGCTCAATAACAAATGCAAATCAGATTTTATTTGATGGTTCAGTTTACAAGATACAGAAGGTAAATGACCCACACGATATGCACTTATTTTTAGAAATCGACACATTGAAGAATAGCTAATGAAAAAATTATTATTAATATTATTGCTTTCTAATATCATATTCTCTCAGGTAAAGAAATATGATTTTGATATTGTACGAGGGGATAAAACAAATCTCTCTGCAATAGTGCAAGGTGACTATTCAACCTATAAATTAATATTTGTCGTAAAGGCTGACAAAGAATTAACTTCTGATAGACTTATTGAAAAGAAAAATACATTGGCTGGCGGAACAGGTATAACCGCAACATATAATGGCAAAGTTACTTCTTTTGTAATATCTATTGATAAAGAAGATACACAAGACTTTACGAATTTAGTTTATTATTATGACCTAACAGCCACATCGATAAGTGATACATCCAATATAAAAACAATATTAACAGGCACTTTGAATTTGACTTTCGATGTGCAAACGCCATATGATGGAACAGATTTACCGAATAATGCGACACGTTACCTGCCTATTTTACCAGATTCATTTCATGCCGGAGAATTTATTAAATCTGATGGCACTAATTTTACTGGCGATTCACTTAACGACAAACAGGATGTAATTCCTAATATTCAAGATACGAGCAAGTATGTTGAGCAAACAGACATTCCAAATATCCATTTAACTGATTTTGATACAAGTGGAGTATCATCATCATTAAAGGTATTGTCTGCATCAAAGTTGACAACTGCAAGAACAATCGGCGGAAATAGTTTTGATGGTTCTGCAAATATCCCTTTGTCAAATATTACTCCCGGAAGTGATTTTACACTAACACAAAATGGAATACAACCATTTACGAGTGTAGCATCTGGCGCAGTTGCTAATACAATTTATATTAAAGATGGCAACGTCGGCATCGGAACGATAAGTCCGAGTGAAGAATTACATATTAGTAAAAGTCAAAATGCAAACACGAATATTTTAATAGAAAATGCGAATACGGGTAGTGCGGCTTGGGCAAGATTAGAGACAAAAAATGACGCAGGAAAAATTGGAGGATTTGGTATAGCTGGAAGTGGGACAACAGTTGCTAATACTACATTTATTTATGGAAATGGTAGTCTTAGGTTTTTATCTAACAATGCAGTTGCAAGTGGTGGAACAGACCCAATTACATTTTATGTAGGTGGCTACAATCAGGAAATAATGCGAATAACAAGCACAGGAAACGTCGGCATCGGAACGAAGAGTCCCGATTCAACAGCGACAGTGAATGGCAGTGGACATTTTACAACAAATGTTCTCGTAGATGGTAAATTCAAAGCAAGTGATTATGATTTCTCAGCTTGCCCAACCGACTCAACAGCAGTTGAACCGGGTCATATTTGGATTGATGGTGCAACGGGTATTCCACATAGGAAATGGTAATGAAATTTGAAAAGTGGGACGACAATACATTTATAAGCAATCTCAAGGCAGAGCAAATCCCAAAGGCTTTGAATCTTGCGGGTGAAGTTATAAAGGGAGAAGCTAAATTAAATTGTCCTACTGATACATCTAATACTAAAAATTCAATAAACCATAAATTGACTGAAGATTATCAAGCGGTGCAGGTTGGAGTTCCCAGCGATGGTGATTTAGCTTTTTGGTTAGAATTCGGAACGGGTATATATGCCGAAAATGGGCAAGGTAGGAAAGATGGTTGGTGGTTTGTAACAGACCATAAAATTAAAAAAATGACACCTGTATATACTACCAAAGATGGGAAATTTGTTTATTTCACTCATGGAATGAGACCGCAACCATTTTTAAGACCCGGATTATATAACAGCAAAGAAGCTATAAAAAAAATATTTAAGGTAGCCTGATGATTCCTGAATTACAAACGGCAATAGTTAGTCGAGTACTGACGGGAACAAATGATTTCAAGACCGCAATCAGTTCTAAATTTTATTTTGCGATTGCTCCAATAGGAACGTCCGGCAAATATGCGATACTTTCAGACGTAACGAACCCTAATTTTATTGATACAGTAAGCTTGCATGAAGAATGTTATTTCCAGATTGCTATTTATGAGACTTCGACAAGTGATGTTATGAGCACAAGCGGAGTATACGATGCCGTGACTAAATTGAAAGCTTTATTTCATGAAAAAAGTTCATTTACAATAACTGGATACAATCTAATTACCTTGAGAAGATTAAATACGATCGGCCCAAGACGAACGGAATTAAATAACGGTTATATGATAATTCTAAATTATTATGCAATGTTAGAAAAAGGAAGATAAAAATGGCACAACAGAACGCTTTAGAAACTCATTTCTGGTTTGATGGGGTTGAAAGACCGATAACAAACGTTACCTACGATTTGGACTATCAACCGGAAGATGCAAGCTCCACAGCAACAAGCGGAGACGGAACAGATACAACAACAAAGAGACCTAAGTCAACAAGTTCAATTACTTATGATCTTAGAGACGCTTTAGGCGCAGAAATATCAAGCGGCACACTTACAGCCGGTCAAGTTTATCAGGTTACGGCTGTAGATACCGAATTGGCAGCTTATGCAGTTGGTGAACTATTCACTGCTGACGGTACTGAAACAATGTCTGCCGATGACAAAGTAAAACCTTTGGGTGCTAAGTTACATGCTGAAAATATGTCTATCTCGATAGCAAGTTCAACATCTTACCCGGTTACTGACTTAACTTTTAACGAGACATACGGAGAAGATGATGCAAGCTCAACTTCTACCGGTGCAGATGCATATGAGAGTACATACAAGAGAGCAGCTCGTACTTGCGATATAACCATCATAATGGATAGTGCGGCTGCTGATATACTCGTTAATTCAGCACCTGCAAATAAAGCAATAGTGATAACGCTTGCAAGTGGCAATACAATTACCGGTAATGGTATCTTTGTCAAAAAGTCAAATGATCTAAACGCTAGAGACGGCGGACTTATCAAAACACAGTATACTATCAATTGGCAGGGAACTCCGGTAAGTACGCTTAACTTACTTACACCTAAACTTAGCAAGGCTGTTAAGAGAATAGCTAAAATAGGTTCGAGCACAAACAAAGAACAAACTGGAAACGGAATTATATTTACAACATCATTCACAGCAAGTCCAATGTCCGGCGGTTTAATTCCTGTTACTCAGACAATGACATGGCAAGGCTCTGTCACTGATGCGGTGGCTAATTAATGGACTTAATTCTAGGTAAGAGAAAATATAAACTTTCAGCTTGTAAGGTCTTTGATAGTTATCAACTTGAGACTTTACAGGCTGGTCTTGAATTACCGCAGAAAGATGTTCCGGTCACAGTAGAACAAAGTGAAAATATGATGCTGGTCTTTATCAAGACTATAAATATTAGTCTAAAAGCTACATGGATAGACATTCCTTTATGGAAGAAATTATTTTATTTGAAGTACAAGAAATTTACGAAAGATCAATCTGTGTTTTTGTTAAAGAACATTGCATCAAAAGATTTACCTGTTATATACGATTATGTTTCATATGATTTGAACGGATATAAAAAAAAAGTAGTGGAAAGTCCGGGAAGCCAATTGGACGAGAAGTAACCAAACAGTTAATCTGTTTACATTATTCAAATGAAGTAACTTTTAGCACATATGAAGATTGGTTAAAAAAGATTTCTGTAAAAGATTTTTACTCAATGAGATTCGCAATATTTAACAATGCTTACCTAAACGGTGAGTGTTCAGGGATGGTTAAAGATGCCTTTCAATATCAAACAGACGAAGAACAACAAGACGAATTTGAATCTCAAATCCAACACTATAAAAAACTTGGTTATTTTAAGGAAAACTAATGCCTGACACTGGACAAAATTTCGGTACTGCTTATGTAGAATTGCGACTTTCTACTGATAAGATGAAGTCTGACTTTGATAAGGCCAAGACAGATGTTAAAAAATCTGCAATTACTATTGAAGATACTTTTAAGAAAGCGAAATTAAAGTTTGACACCGACTTTGCAAAAATGAAATTAAAAGATTTGCAAGGAGAAGCAAAAAAACTTCGTGCCGAATTTGAGAGAAAGAAAATCAACCCTAATATTTCAGTAGCTTCTTTAGATTTAACGAAACAAAAACTTGAAAAGGTAGTAGGCGCATTAAGAACCGCAGGTATGGCAAGCGAAGACGTAGGGCAAAAAGTAAATTGGCTCGGTCGTTCTATGGAAAGAATGTTTGCCAGAATCGGTGTTTTATACGCACTTAAAAAAGCTTTTGATTTTGGTAAAGCGATAATAAACGCTGCTGCTGATTTTGAAGCATTAAGAACCAGGTTAACTTCTTTATATGGTTCAGCGGAGAAAGCAAGTGATGTATTTAACCAATTCAAACAGATAGCCGCTACTACTCCTTATTCATTAAAAGGTGTCGTGGAAGCCGGAGCCACAATAAAAGCTTTTGGCATGGATGCAGAGAAGACATTAAAGCCGGTAACTGATTTAGCCGCATTTATGGGTGTTGATGTTGTAGAAGCTGCTTCTGCTGTCGGTCGTGCATTCGCGGGTGGTGTTGGTGCTGCGGACGTATTAAGAGAAAGGGGCGTTCTTAATCTTATCAAATCTTTCAAAGGGGTAACTGATTTAACCAAGTTAACACTACCGGAATTTAGAAAAGCTTTAATTGAAGCAATGCAAGACCCTGCTGCCGGAATAGCCGGATCAACTACAAGACTAAGTAAAACATTTAGCGGTGCAGTTTCAAATATGGGCGATGCGATAGAGAATTTTGCAGCAACCATTGGCACAAAGATGTTGCCGTTTCTAAATGGGTTAGTACATGGGATTACGAGTCTAACGACAGCAATCACACCGACTAACTCTGCACTTGAAGAAACAAAACGAAAAGCATCAGAGCAAGCGGCTAAATTTGATTTGTTGACTTCTCGTTATATTACTTTACGTGAAAATACCAACAAAACAAAAGCTGAACAGAAATTATATATAGGCACAATAAACGATTTACAGAGACTATACCCTAATTATCTAAAAAACATAAACTTGCAAGCTGACAGTTTAGATAAAGTAAGAATAGCTTTCATGGATGCAAGAACCGAGCTTAATAATTATTTGCAAGATTTAATTAAGTTGGCAATAATTGATAAGAATAAAGATCAATTTGTGAATTTGGGTGTTTCTATTGCCGAAGCTACAACAAGATTAACCGACTTAAAATCTGAAAGTGATAGATTATCAAAGGGTATTCCGGGAACTGGTAGGCAGCTTGTTCTTAGGTTGACAGGTGAATCGGATAAAGAATATGCCAAACGTTTGAAAGACTTCACTGATAATGCTATAAAAGTACAACAGGAAAAAATAAAAAAATTATCAGAGCAACAGAAACAAATAGAAGATGTAATAAACAAGACTACCGATACTTTAACTGGTGGTAGTGCTCCGACAAATTCATCTTCCGGTACTGATAATAATACCGTGACTGATAATAAACCTATATTAGATGCTCAAAAGAAATATTATGATCAAGTAAAATTCTTAGATTCAAATTATTCTAAATTTTTAACAGAACAAAATCAAAAAGAAGTTGCTGACTTAAAAAAAGTTTTAGGCGATAAGTTTAACGAGAAATTGTTCTGGACACAAAAAGAAAAACAATTAGCTAAAGATTATGCTGATTGGTTAAGATCATATTTGAAAGATAAAACAGGCGGACAAGATTTATTAAATTCCGGTGGCGGGTTAACTGCAAACGCTCCATTACCGGAATCAATGAAAAGTAGTGGAATACCCAAAACATTAAAGGGCGTTCAGCAACCTGATAAACCGCCCTTGTACACACAAAAACAATTAGATCAACAACAGCGGGAATGGGAAGATAACAATCATTTTTTAGTATCAAGTTTACAAGACAGTATGAACATAATTCAGGGAAACTTTCATTCACTTTGGCAAGGTGTATTTGGTGAAGCCAACTCAGTATTTGAACAAATAGCGGAAATGATAGCTACTAAATTAGCAATGAGCGGGATATCTTCATTAATTGGTCTCATATTTGGTGGTGCTGCAACTGTCGCAACCGGTGGAGCTGCTGCGCCCGCTGTTGCGGCTGGCGGACTTGTTTCTTTCGCTGCTATGGGAGGTTCCGTTATGGCTGGTACTCCGTATATAGTTGGGGAAAAAGGTCAAGAACTATTTATCCCAAATACAAGCGGATATATCATTCCGAACAATCAATTAAACAATGCAACTGGTAATAATTCAGGCATTGAAAAAAGGCTTGATAATCTAACACAAAATTTTAGGATGTTCAGAATGAACATGTTAGAAAATAGCCTTAATGGTAAAAATAAAATTAATGTTTCTGTAAATGGTAATATAGATAATAACGTGATACGACTCGCTAACGATAAATCAAACAAACAATATAGGAGAACAAGTTGAGTTATACAACTACGATAACGTTCTCGGAAGAAAAATTAAATAACGAACCCGATTTAATACAAGTTATTTTGATTTTTACTCATGATTTAGCAGGTAGTAATCGTTCATGGAATGCGGAAGATTATGGATTAAGAATCACAAACTACGGTGAGTTAGAAATCAAATATGAACTAGAAGATGCTTTCATGGCTCCCGGAATTTATGAATTAGCAATTGGCGATTCAAATGGCATACTCGATAATTTATTTTTTGGGACTGATGCAATAGCACTGGCAACTGATAAGAGAGCAACAATAACCTTAAAAATAAATGGAGTAATAAAATATCAAGGGACTATCTTAGAAGATTCTATAATTTTTGATGAAGCACTATATAATTTTAATCTGAAATTTTCGCCTCAAACTGAAATACTCAATAATACTATGGTTTTTAATGATGCCGGGAGCCATACTTTTTATATAGCTTCATTCACCGATTTACCACAATTAAATTCAGTATATTCTAATAATAGTAGCCATTTTCAGGTATTGAGGACTATGCAAGTGGGAAGTACCGGAAGATTTGTAACTAACAGAATATCGGGTACAAATGAACCATTGTCGGCAGACTATCTTACAAAAGTTTCTGGCAATGGAGATTCATCTTATCCTTATAACAGGTGGTGGTATGGGAATGGGTTCAATCAATTCGATTTAGAGTCTACGTCTAAATATGCAATTACTGAAATTCTTGAATTAGTTTTTCAAGTATTGAACTCATCAATCTCATATTCAGGCGGTGATATACAAATAATACACGACTGGGAGATGAAAGCAAGCAGAGATTCAGACGAATGCTATTTGAATAACATTATATTTGAAGAAATTTATCAAAGTGCAAACGAATTATTTTTTGATGATACATTTGGAGTTAAAAATTTAGGCGATGTTCTTAGAAAATTAGCAATTGATTGGGGCTCATTCACAGGATTAATAAGTTATAACAAGGCATTTTTCAAAAAATTATTTCATTATAATAGTTCCAATTTACAAGATGTTATTGTAGATAACAGACAGAAAGGTTATAAGTATGAATTAATTAGATATATCAAAATAGATACTGGCATTTCTTCTCCTAATGAGCCTTACCAGTTTGGAGATTATACGGATTCACAAAACCAAACAATAGAAAGAAAAACAATACCCGGCTTTTTTGTTGTTAGTGGGTCAAGTGGAACAAATATACAAGCAGTCATTTCAAGAAGTGATACGTTCACATTCGATCATAATTCAGTTATCAGTTCTCCACCATCAGAAAATGATATTTATTCAAATAATGGTTCTGAATTTAAAGTAATTGGGACTACATTCGGATATGGTGATACAGAACGAAGAATAACAGCTATAAGAGTAACGGGGGCTAATGATCCAGATGCTTCCGGTACGCTTACAAAAGTTTCTGGAGATGGTGATGCAACCTACACCTATGCAAGTTATGGTGATGCAGATGGTACTTATTCAATTTTTCAAATTAGAGACCCATATTTATATTTAAGTGGCTATGAAAATGAATTCAAAGATAGTGGCGATTTATTAGGCGCATTTTGGTATTATTGGAGAGGTAATTTACAAAGTTGTCGAGTAGATAAATTGACATTACGTGGGATAAATTATGATTTTTTGAAAGATTTTAATTATAATGGTAGTAAATATCAACCAATTGGTATGAAATTTAATTTTGCTGAAAATAGAACAGAGTGCAATGCTATCTATCTTGGTGAGTTATGATACAAATGAATGAAAGTATATTCGGAAGCGAAGGGCCAAAATTCACTTATAATTTAGGTGTGGCAGATATAGAGTTCACAGTGAACGCAACTACAAATATTTGCAGTACATCATCGGCTCATGGTCTGTTTAATAAAGAAATAATAATGCTTTCTTCTACCGATACTTTACCTGACCCCTTAGAAACTACTACTTATTATTATGTGCTTTATTTAAGTACGACAACATTTAAGATTTCTGAAACACCGAACGGTGCAGAAATAGATATTACTGATATCGGAACAGGAACACATAGTCTTAAATCGGAATACACGGTTTCCCTAAATAATTGGGTAGATATGCAATCTGAACCTGATGGAGATACTACCTTGACAATAGAGTCTCAATTACAAGTCGATAGGGATTTCATTGACAGGGGCGGGGATTTTTTAATTTACAGCGGACGAGTTTTATTATTCAACTATGATAATGTAACTCTGGCAAGAAGTAAGTTCGAAGAAATTTATATGTTCAATAAAAAAAAAGTATATCTTTATAAACATAGAGATGGATCGGTATATAAAGATTATGATGGTAATAACGTTCAATTTTATATGACAGTTATTGCAAAAAATTTTGATACATTGGATTATAGAGATTTATTATTTGTTACATTTAGAAGTCTGAAGGCAGTTAATCTTTCTAATGACTCAGCAATATTAATACAACCTGATGAAATATTCATGGGTGGAGGAATGATAATATGAAGAAATTAATTTTCTTATTTTTCTTGTTTACTACAATATGTTTTGCACAAACGAGTGAATGGTATAATACATTTTATACAGACGCTGGCGCAGCAATAACAACTGGTACTTTTGAAGTAGTACCATATTTGAATACCTATCCGGCAGGAGCTATAAAAATGACTCATCTCAAAGGAGCTTCATGGAAAGTTTTGGCTCCCGTAGGAACTTATAAATTATACTACAATGGAGTCGCAGTCCCTTCATATTCTAAAATATTTGTAGGTGAAGAAATACTCGCACAGATAGCACATAATTTTACATCAGATCATAAGTTGCCTTATTCAGGACTTACATTAGATGCTCAGGAAATGATATCAAGTGGCGGCAAAGTTACAAACAGACCAGATTATGCAACTACTACGCTTAATGGAGATTCTACTATTTCAAGCAAATATTCAATTTACTCATTTTACAAAAGCGATCTATTGCCAAATGTCCCGACTGTAACCGCCGCAGAAAACGAAGCTGCGGTTGATTCTTTTTATAGCATTTATGGTAAGAATGCAACATTGTCAATGAGTCCTGGAACATATAATTTCACTCCCGGATATACTATAAACGCAAATGTCTATCTTGAAGATGGAGCTGTGATCAATGATTCAGTTGTCTTTAAGGGAGTGGTTGATGGAACACTCAGTAAGCATTTTGCTACAGCTGTTAATTTGGATAGTGCTAGTATAAATATTTGTTATCCTGAATATTGGGATGCTGTCGGCGATGGTGTGACTAATGATTCTTTAGCAATCCACAAAAGCATAGTCTCAAGCACAAATAAAATTTTGAATTTTACTAATGGAACTTATTATTTCGGAACACAGAATGTTACAAACAAAGTATCTATCAATGTAGAAGGAAACGCAATTTTGAAGCAAGCAACAATAGCAGATAGCGGAGGTTATTTTTTCAAGTTTACAGCTAACGGAAGTTCACTAAGGGGTAATGGTGTAATTGATCTCAATAAATCAGCATTTACGTCTGTAACCGGCTATATGAATGGAATATTAATTCAAGCTGATAGCTGCGAAGTTGAAGGAATAACAATAAAAAATCTACCGAATAAAGGAATAACTATTTATGAGGGCAATGCAAACAAAATAAGTAATGTAAAGATAAAAGATGGTATTTATTACGGTATTTATCTTGATAAAAATAGCAGTGGTAATACTATTGAAAGTTGCAATATTTCCGCTGATTTTTCAGCAAGGGCTACAATGTTGTTCGCGGGAACTTCTGCTTATTATACGGGTATTTATACAAATGGAGATACGGGAACGCCAAATGAAGCAACAAACAAGAATAATAAAATTATTAATAATACCATAAGAATGATTTCTTATTCTCAGTTGCAAAGATTGTCTTCAAGTTCTGCCGATAGTGCAAAAACTGTCAAAGAGCATGGAATTGAAGTTAGATTATCCCCTAATACTATTATAACAGGCAACCATATTTTTGGTGGAGAAATGAGTATATCTGCCGGTATTGGTTCAAACCATAGCACTATATCTTATAATGATTGTCTTTATGCTTATGAATGCGGAATTGAGCTTCCAGACGTAGCATATACAAGTGTTTCCACGAATACGATTGTCGGAGATTCAACAGGATTAGTATTGAGAGGAGTCTCTGATGATGGTGCCCCTATTGCTTTATATACTCAGTTTAACGGAGATAATGTATTAACGGGCAACACTATTAAACGAGCGAAATATGCGATTTATAATTATCAGCAAGATGGATTACTTGCAACGGGAAATATAATTGATAGTCTTTTAAATTCATCCGGAGGAATTGGGATTTATTGCCGCAGTTCGGATAACCTAAATTTAAGTATCAACACAATAAATTTAGACGGCGGATATTCTGGAATGAGAATTCAGGACGTAAATAGATTTAATGTTATTGGAAATATAGTAAGTGGAACTAATGTAACTGGGATTGGTATCCATATTTATAATTCATCTGATACTTGTAGCAATGGCAGAATTATAGGCAATAATATAGCCTCAACAATCGGAAACGCCTTTCCGATTCCGGCTTCATATAATACGAACATTTTATTTGCGGGTAATTATCCGAATACAGCGGATGTTTATAAAAATAATGGCAGCCTTGCTCAAATTGATTCAATTGCTATCGCAGGTATTTTAAGGGCGGCATTAATTTCTACAACAGGAAATTTCTCAATAACTAAATCACAGCCTGAAATTGATTTGTTTAACTCATTAGCGGGGGGGCAGACTACATATTTGCAAAATATATACACTGCCGGAAGATCAGTATTCAGGATTTATCAAGGCGGTTATATCGCTTCATTCAGCACGGAAGGGCTGTCGGTCGGGAGCGGTTCGACTCTTATAACTCCGCCTACAGGTGGAATTTTTACTGAAGGTGGATTAGCCGGGAATGGCACTTTAAGGGAGACAGTAACGTTTAGTGGCACAGACACAGTTGTTACTAAGGTTTTAAGTGGATCAGCAATAACTGATTATTATGTCGTCTCACCAGTTTATTCATCAGCTTCTGTTCCTTACAACGCAAATGATAATTTAAGAGTAGTACCAACTGCTTCGGGAGTCACTATTAGAAGAAGTCCGGGCGGTACAAGTGATTTGGAAGTAATGATAATAAAAGTTAAATAATAGTAGTCAAGGATAATAAATTTATAATAGGACGCCTTATGAGTGAAAATGAAATAAAAAATGTAATAAATTCCCTAAAGCTATGGACAAAATAAATACATTTCTAATTGATAATTTTGGTATAATAGGGATAGCGGTAATAATTCTATCGGCTGTCGTTACTACCCTTGCGGGTTATATTTATAAATTACACAAAGAATCAAGAAACGATTATAAGCAAGATAAACAAAATTGGCATGATGAAAGAAAAGAGTTCCGTGAAAGTTTAGATAAAAATTCAGATGCGATATTAAAGGTAAGTGAAGCACTTAATAGAAACTCAAATTTAGTAGAGGCAACTAAAATATTACTTGAAACTATTGTGAGAGAAAGATAATGGGACTTGCGCATTTGCTTTATATTGTTTCGGCAGTATTCATATTCTTAATAGGCAAATTATTCTTTGACTCAAAAGATGGGATAGAACGTAAAATAATGTATAGCCTATTCTGGTCTATTTCATTTGGTTTAATTCTACGTGGGTTCGCAATCATTATCCCGCCTAAATGGATTGATTATTATAAAGATTTAATCCCTATACTAATTGTTACACCTTTAACATGTACATCAATAATAGGTTACTATGTACTGTCAAGAAAATACAAGAAATGATAGATATCGTGTGGTTAACATTTTTGTCAATATGGATTATCGGAACATCGTCTTTAACGATATTCTTTTTAATCAAAATAATAAAATATAAAATCGAGGATAAGTATGAAAAAAGAAGAGATGGTGAAGAAGATTTGCAAAGAATTATCAGAGCGTTTCAAGAAGAAGACAAATAAGCATCTTCAAGAATATATTCAGGCTCTCGCAAAAAGCACTGAACCACCGCCACCACCACCGCCCGGACATCCCGGTTAATGACTAAAATTTATTACATATTAATAATAAATTTGTTGTTAATAGTCCCATCGTTCTTTTATTTTTATGATAGTGCGATGTTGCAATGGTCATTTCATTTAATGTCTTTGTGTGCATCAAGATTATTTTTGCCTTTATTGTTACTTTATTATTTACATATCAAAGGCATTAGATGGGAGTGGGAGTTTAAGTATTTTATAAAATACTATTCCGGTATTTTGTTATATTTGCTATTATCATTCATGTATTTCCCTACTTATCTTGGGGATTTACAATTTATTGATAAAAATGATTGGTTCACAGTACCGGCAAAATTAGCTGTTTGGACAGTGTGTTTATGTGTAATATTTTTTAATTTAATTTGGTATAAGGATGAAAAAGATTAGTTACATTTTGCTTATTCTCCTTTCTACATTATTCTTTTTAGGATGTACTACATATGTTCCGGTACGAGATAATTCACCGCATGAATACACACAAAAAGCGGACTCAATAACCGCAATGCAAAAACAGCTACAACATAAAATAGATTCAATACAAACAATAATTAAACAAATAAAAGGTGAAATGTAATGGATTTATCAACTTTATTTAGCAGTGATTTATTGGCTAAGATAGCAATGTATTATGCAGCTATCATAGCGATAGCAAATGTTATTACGATGCTATTCCCTTCAGTGAGTAATAATGCAATTTATAACGGGATAATGAAAGTTCTCAATTTCATTTCCCTAAATATTTTGAAAAACAAAAATGCAGACGATGTAAAGAAATGAACGAATTTGAGAACATACCAAACAAGGGACTTGATAATCTTCCAGTTAAAGAGAGTCCGGTCCCTTCTCACCTTGATAAGGTTGAACAGGGCAACCCGCCTAAGATAGTTATAACTGATGAAGAGAATTTCAAATTTGATGTTTGGACTTTTTTAGAAAAAAGTTACAACGGTGTTAAATCTTTCTTTTCTACAGTTGCAAATATAGCATCTAAAGGCTACGAAGTGATAAAGTCCATACAAGACATCAAGACAACCGGTTATCTTGCCGTAGGCGTACTCATATTGATAATTATCGTTATAATTTTAGTTAAGGTACTTTGAGAAAAATAGAAAGAGCTAGTTAGACAGAAAAGGAGAAAGAAAGATGATACTAAAAATGGAAATAGTCTCAAAAACAACTGCATACCCCGATAAAAATGTTACTTCTGAAAGATGGGGGTATATTACATTACCTACTTTTTTTGAAATAATTCGAGAAGAGATAGAAGAAAAAGATAAACCTATATCTAATATTCTGCATGTTAAATTATATGATGATAAGGAATGGAATGATCCTGTTGGTGAACACATTGATCCTCATAAAACTCTATCTGTGTTTGGTGAAGCGTACTTAATTAACGAATTAACTGGTAAAACAATAGAACGAATTAACTAACTAAAAAGAAACTAGCTCTTTCTTTTAATAAGAGAAATTATGATAGACAAAAATCAATTACAAAATTTAATCGAATCTACGCTGAAAGAAGTTGACGAAAGAATATTAAAATACAACCCTTCATATAAAGGACTTAAATTTTATTCTCCAGAAGCTGTACAATTGTTAATGGGAACAGCGGCACAGGAAAGCAGATTAGGCACTTATATATTACAAATAGGTTCTGGAATAGCTAAAGGTATATTTCAAATGGAAGACGCAACTCACAACGATATTTTTGTTAATTATCTTAATTACAGGGAAAACATAATGATTGCGATTTGTAATATATCTGATGTAAGCCACGTAAAACCAGATAGGTTAATATTCAATCTGAAATACGCAATATTGCTTGCCAGAATCAAATATATGAGAGTTCCTGAAAAGCTACCGGCACTAAATGATTTAACAGCACAAGCTAAGTATTGGAAAAAATGGTACAATACTCCTTTAGGCGCGGGAACTGAAAATGAATTTATTGCTAATTATCATAAATATTTAGATTAGGATACCCGAATAGCCTAAACAGTTATTCGCAATTTGTATCTAGTTAGCCGGATTAGTTTCCGGCTTTTTTAATTCCAGGTGCTGAAAAATGTTGGCAAGATTGCTTGCTTTCTAATTCATCTATTTTAGTCCGTAGTAATTCACCATTTTGCCGTATAACTTCTGTGAAGTTGAAGACATTCCCATAAATAGTTTGTAATGATTTTAATATTCTAATTCCGCCTTTTATTTTCTCAATTTCTCTTTCTTCCGCAAGCAAGCACGGCTGAGAATCGCACTCAATTTTCTGATTGTCGCTGTATTCTATTTGGGCATTTGCCAAAGCATCTAAATCTCTTTTTGTTACTGGATTCCCGTGTCGGTGATTACTGGTAACTCTATTTACTTTGTTCAATAAATGTTGTAAAGCATCCATTTTATAATCCTAATTATATTTGTAAAATTTCAATCCGGTTAAACTATAGTTAGCAAGACAAATCGCCTACCTTTTCATTATGATTAATTATTATTTCGGCTGCATCATTTATACAATAAACAGAAGCTATCCATTGCTGTTCTTGGTTAGGTTTACCGTCAACTGGCAATATTTTTTCTTTTGTTAATATTTTGTATTGCTCATTTTCATTGTCAATCTCCAATACCCATTGTCCGGCGGTTTGCACCGGTTGAGAGACGCCTTTGCTAACAAATTTTTCAAGCCGATTGCTAAACTCAGCTAATAAGTCAATCATTTCTTTTTCAGTATCGGGCGCCCAACCAATTTCAGTTTTGGCAATTATTTTACATGCAAATTCTTTTTTTAATTCTTCCAATTTATACTCCAAATTAAATTTATAAAATGTCCGCAACGGCTTAAAAACCACTCCGTTATAAATCTTTTTGACTAACATCCTTAATTTTATATATTATTTGTTCTTCCCATTTGAATTGTTTTTTATGCTTCACCCCGCGCTTGCAAAGAGTAAAGGATAAATCATTTTGTATCGTTGAAGCATCTATCACATAGAATTTATTCACTCTATCCCAAACAGCTACTCCATTTTTTTGTACTTCTATTTTGAACCTTTTCATGGTATTCCTGTTTTTATTAAACCTTACCTTGGAAACTGGGAATTCTAAGGGTGTTACGATTATTCTATTTGTGCTGGTTAATCTTTGCATTGCATTTGATACAAATTTATTATCAGTAGCCCAAAACACACTGAATTGGTTCCCGTTTTCTTTTATGTGGCTGATACAATAAGATTCCCATCCCTTTCTTGTTCTATTCATTTTAGTTCTCACTCTGTTATTTGACAAAATTCCAATCATTCTACTTCTAAAGTTAGTTTTATATAGTTACCAACTTGCACAAAATTATCTAAATCTGTTGGGTACATTATAACAATTTGATCATCACTTTCACCTATATATAAAACTGTTTCATCATGGGCAACCGTCTTTCTTATTATTTCGCCTTCTCTTATATATTCACCGATGATTTCTAGTTCAATTGAATGAACTATCTCATTAAGTTTTTTATTTAATTCTTTTATAGCACTTATAGTAAAACTTAATTCAGTGCCATTCCCAAAATCTATATTTATCGGCAATTCGTTATTATCGGTTTTTATGATTTTCATTTTATTTTCCTTTTTTATAAATCCCTAGCAAGGCTGGGGAGTCATCACTAGGGTTGTTCTACTAAGCGGAGAGGAGGTCATGCTCCGCACTCTAAATCGTGAACTTTTTGTATAAATTCTGCTACTTGCACCGCTTCGTAAAGTCCTGTATCGGGATTGATCTTGAATTTAAGAGTGTCTATGTAATTTAATTCTTGCCTTGCATATGTAACAAAATAAGCTACTGATTGATGAAAATATTTCACAAAATAATCGGCTTTCTGTTTTTCCGCCCAATTATGATCTTCTGCTGTGAGTGGTATAATCAAGGCATCTGTGAATTTCTTTCCCTTTACGCTGCCAAGACAGTGATGGAGCTGCTCAAATCCCGTGTTGCTATTTATATATTTCTGTCCAATATATTTCAGGTATTTAGGAAACTTCTGGAATCCTAAATAGAATCGGTAGTGTGTGAAAATCTGTTTGTTTGTCATAAGTCCCCTTTTAAGCCGGAATAACTTTTATAAATACTATATTATCTTTTCTCTTTTCTACTGTTGTCTTGATTGAGCGTACCATTTTATACGAATCATCAACAAATAGACAATCTTCAATCATTTTTATCATTGCTGAAGTATTAGTACAATCAAGCGGTTGTTTACTAAACCAAAAAGTATATTCAACATCACACGGAAAATCTATTCTTACATTTGTAACCGACTTAATAATAAAATGGTACATATCTTTGATTTTTTTACGTTTAGTCCAGTGCATACCGGCATAAAATTTATTCATAGATATTATAGGCAAATCAACGAATTTGAAATGTTTTATATCAGCCTTTGTTGACATTATATTCCTCTTTAATATTTTTTACCATGTAAATATGGTCTAAGTTTATTATATTTATGTTTTGCTTCAATATGTTTCATTAAATCAATATCGTAATTTTCTGCTAAATCTAAAATTCTAATTACTGCATCGGCTAACTCATCTTGGAAGGTGTCCTTTATATATGCTTCAAATATAGCTTTCCATAGATCATCTGGTGAATTATTATATTTTTCAAATTGTATCCAACGTTCATCATTACACCATCTATCTTCTCTATCCGCTTCAAGTGCTTCAGATATTTCAGAAACAATAAGCATAAGTTTTTCAGCAATATTTTCTTTATCATCCCAAAAACCTTTTTCTACTGCATTTTTATGAATCTCTTTTGATAATTTTTTTATGTCCATATCTTCTCCAATTTGTTATAAAAACCGGGACAGGGTGTATTGAGTGCTAATCAATGTTTGTTTTGTCCCGGCTTAGGGTTTCAATCTCTTCTACTCGTTTAGTCTCCTATATTGTTATTAAAATTATTTGTTATTTTCTAACTCGTTTTATATTTTTGATAAATATCCTGAAGAGTATTAAACTGTTTTTGAGAAAGTTCTTTGCCAGCATTTATTTGTCCGCGAAGATTTATCATGAACTCCTTTTCCCAATCGGTTAGTTTTGCCTGATTCTTCTCTATGCATCTATAAGCATCATCGATTATTTTCCATCTGATATTCATTTTAATTCTCCTTATTATACCGGCTTTAGGCTGTATTAGTTCATGGAGTGGGGGCGAACTCCACCAGCCCGCAGCCGGTGATTAATTACATAAAGTTTAATAAATTATTTTCTATATCTTCTTTTGTTGCCTGTGTGTCTAAGATTATAAAATCAAGAACTTTGCTATAAACTTCTTCAAATTTCTCTTGCGACATATTAGCGAATGAGATTGAATCGGCTTCAATAAAACTACCCTTACTTGTAGCATAGACTGTATAAAATCCGCTTTTAATCAGTGCATATTTACGATATACTTCTAGCGGAGCATCAATACTTTTACTATTTTCACATCCTAACTTTAACAAAGCAAAGAATTTTTTTAAGAATAAGTAATTACGCTCCTTCTTTATGCTGCAAGAATATACCCCCCCTATTTTAAGGTGTTTTTTCTCATTAAAATCTGATGGATATAATGGTATGAGCCCATCATTAGTATTCTTACAGTAAATAATCATTTAATCGCCTCTAAGTAAGATAAATGAGCTTCTTCTGCGGTTTTGAATGTTCCTAAATGCGTTCGTTTTTCTCCATCCCAATATTGCGCCCTAAATTTATCCTTTGATGGATAGACTCCAGTAGGCAAATTGTGTTTTCTCCCATTTTGGATAAAGCCCTTAGAAACATTTTTCCTATGTCTTAAAATTTGTAGATTGTTAATGTTATCGTTTGTCTTATTGCCGTCAATGTGGTCTATTACGAAACCTCTTTCGGGTAGTCTATTATTAAAATAAAGCCAAACCAAATGACTACGCTTAATTGTCCATAATTTATGATTTTTGTAGAGACTATATCTATAATATCCTTGGTTTAAAACAGGCTTTAAAATTCTTTCAGTAAACTTAAATTCATTTTGAGTGTCTCTCGGGAGACTTTTTACCTGTCCCAATCCATTATATTGATAAATTCCTTCATAATTTGGGATTGGTTGCCATGTATTTCTGCAAAGTATTTTCATAACTCTATTAATACCTGTTTAATCAAACGCTTTAATTAATAACGGATGCTTAATCGAGAACCAAAAAACGGTCTCGATAAGCAGGTGTTATGTGAAACTTTGGCTATCATATCCACAATTCATACATATTTTACAAATAACGTGTATTGTTTTTCTTCCGCACTTAGGGCATACTCCAGCTTCTTCACCCGCCTGTTCTTCTGGCGTACAATTTCTTTCTTTGATTAAATCACTATAATGCTCTGCCTGGCTTTTCATTGGGTTTGTATGCACTCTCATGTAAGCATCACCCCAACATTTCTCACAACTTGGCATATTACCATCCTTCCGCCAAAGTCCACATAACTACTGACTCAACAAAGACGGCATATCTGGTTCGGCTTATTTTAGTTTATAATACATTTATTAAATTATACACCTATTCTAAAATGGCAAATCATCTTCATCTTGTGTACCTTCAATTTCCGGCTTACTACTCGGTTGGCTATCCGGTTTCTGATGATCATTCAAATAAGCCGTATGAGTGTCTCCATATTTACCCGGCTTATGCATTCTCGTTATTTTAAGTTTAACTTTGCCGTCTTTATCTCTATTTTCTTGCAAGAATTCAATAAACTTATCTACGTTAATAGTTGATAAAAAGAAAGCTCCATATTGACCAATTATTTCCTTGTAATAAATCCCTTTTGTGTATGTTTTGTCTGCCATGTTATCCCCTATTCTTGTTTTTTTCAGCTTCAATATTACCCTTAATATCCGAGAATGTTTTTTTATGTGTTTCTCTTTCTGATTGATTCATCTTATTCCATAATGATGTTAATGCTTTGGTAGTTTCACAAGACTTAATTAACTTTTCCCAATTGACATCGTTTATAACTGCCGGTTTTTTCTCTTGCGGAGCCGGTATAGATTCTTTCTTACCGCTTGTTGATGATTCACCGTCGTTATCGTCTTCAGCGGTACTTAGTCCTAATACACCAATTAGAGTATAACGTTGTAAATAAGTCCGTGTGCTGCCAATTGATTGAATGTCGTTTTTACTTCCACTTGTGTCTTTACCTGCCTGCATTGTTGAAGATTCACTATGTCCATCAATATGGCTTAATATACAGGTACATTTTATTACTCCATTTTCTTCAAACTCCCAACGATATGATAAGCCATTTTTTTTAAGAATTGGTTTTATGATTTTTATAATGTAAGGAAGCGGAGCATAATTGTATCTAACATTACCACCCCTGCTTGATGGGAAATCTACTTTTTTTGGTTTTTTAATTTCCGGCAGTTCATTCTGGAAATTAGTCATTGCAGAAAGAAAAGACTTTTTAGCTTGCGATTTTTCCCACCGTTCCTGCAAATTCATAAGTCTCTCCAGCGTATCTATTCCCGCACCCTGAGCAAGAGCTTGTGATATTAAACTATGTGGAGAGTTCCCGACTAGTTCTTGTGTATTTTCTTTTGTTGTTATTTCTTCGTTCATGTTAACTCCTGCTTACTGGTATTTTTTCAGAATGTAATTTTACACCCGGAATAGAGATAGTGCCTTTTGTAGCTTGAGCTATTTTATTTAATGCCGATTGATTCGGTAGTTTATATTCGTCTGGTAACTTCGCAAAGTCAATGACTTCCGCCGTCCACTGTTCTCTGAAAGACATTCCTTTAGGTGTTTCAATTGCAGGAGCTACTACTGGAACGTTTACCGGTTCAATGTTCTCTTTTTGTTCTTCAAGTGCTTCTGCTTTTTCGTCTTTACCGGAAGCCTTTGCACGTTCAATACGAGCTTCTAATTTTTTACGTTCCTTTTCAGCTTCTAAATCCGCAAGTCTTTGTAATTCTGCCTGTTTTTCTCTTGCGATTCTTTCTTGCTCATTAACATAGCCTACCATTAAAGATTTTACCTTACTCTCAGCCGTTGACAATAAACCTAATGGAGTCCTGAACAATTCCTGTATTTTCTTTTTTGCATCGTCAAGCGGTTTTACAATATCCTTCCGCTGTGATTCAAGTTCTTTGTAACGTGTTTTAACATCTTTTAGAAAGTCCGTTGCGCTTGTATATTCCGCTTGGTTTGAGATAACTAAAGATTTGCTTCTTTCAGATAAAGCAACAACATCTTTGCTATCTGATTCAACTTGTTCAACGTCAATTGGTTGTACTGATATTTGTGTCATATTAACCCCTTTTTATAATTATAGATTGTTAGTGCTGCTAAAAATATTTTATCGTCATAAAGACCGTTGTTCGGCTCTACTTTATACCCTGTTTCGGAAAGATAAACTATTAATCTTTTCTTTATCATTTCCTTTTTAGGCCTTCCTAAATCATAGAGCAATTTATAAGCTGCTGTTTGAATCTCATGTACTTTCTGTTTTGTACCGCTTTTAATATCAACTAATGTTTTTACTGATTGAGCAATCCCAACTCTGTCAAGTGTTCCCGCAAAGCTATATTTTGGATGATAGTATATTTGCTCAATTTCTTTAATTTGGAAATCATAATCTTTCTTGAACTTAATCCAACCATTGAGATAATTTCTTAATACAGGGTGCAAATCGTCAATGTCAAGTATATTTTGATCATATAATTCAGTAGCTTTATGAACCTTAGTCCCCAAATCTCCCTTTTCTTCCAATAGTTCCTTTGACACCCATTCAAGGTCAACAAGTTTAGAATATTCCATTATTTGAGTAACCGAAGGAATAACTTTGCCATCAAATTTATATTCGTGTTTCTCAGCATCAAAAGTTAACATCTTACCCCTTTTTATTTATTGTACTTCTTTAATGTGAACTGGAATGCTATCATCTTTAAAAATATTATCTATTTTCTTTTGGCAATCTTCTTTTGTAGGGCTGATAAAAACTGTTTTTATCCAAGGTGAATCAGTACCTTTCACTTTTAACGCAACCCATCCATCCAATGGCTGCCGGACTTCTTCAATCCACTCATCAAAGTTAAATTCAGGATCGTCAATCTTACCTAAATATGAACCGCTTAAATAAATATTGCTGGTTGCTCTGTCTATGACTATTGGATATCCCTTTTTAAAAAAAGGGCAAAATGGATAATCTTTCTTCAATACATATTTCTTTTCCATTACTTTATCTCCTTAATTTCTATTTCTACTCGCAATGGTTTTTTATCAGTCCATTTAACGTTTTTAAATGGAGAGTGTGGTAAATATATGTTATCGCTATTTGACCACCAACAACAGTATATCATATCTTTGTATGGTTTATTCAGATAGAAATGAATATAGTCATTTTTATCTCTTGCCACCCATCCTTTTAGTTTTATTGCTTTTGTATCAGCCATTAGAATCCTCTTATTTACTATATTTATAAAAGTTATTTTTATTCAGAATTATGATTATTCTAAGCATTGGTAAAATGTGAATAGTAAAAGCAGATGCTATCTTGTTCCAATTAAATCCGACTACAAAATTAGTTGGCTTAAATACAAAATAAATTCTCGGCAAAGAACAAACAGGGCAATATGAACCAACCTTAGACTTGTTAGCGATTTCAGAATGTCCACATTTGTCGCACTTAATAATTATAGTGCCATCATGATAATCACTTTCATACCCCATTATTTCTAATCTTGAACCAAGGAATTTATATATATTCATTTACATCTCCTTTTGGGTTTGTCTTTTGAATAATCATCAATAAGTTCGATTATTTTTTCGCCTTTCGTTATTCTCTTACCTGTCTGACCTTTCTCAAGGTTAAGTTTATTGGTGAAACTATTCCATATTGATTCAGGTATTTTTTCTAAAAGGTATGTTATCATTTTTGGCATGCTGTATTCCTTATTTGTTCTAAACAAAGCTAAGTAAACTTAAGATAAAAGTCAAGACAAATATATTATTTCTCAAATAAACTTTTATTTTTCTTCGCTTCGTATCTACGTTTCATATCTCGTAGTAATTTAAGGCTACGTTTCAACTTTATTTCTTGTTCATCAAATTCTTTCGGGTCTTTGGCCATGATGTATCCTTTGTCCGTTCCCTTGATAAGATTACCTTCTTCTTTCAGCTGCCGGACATAGCGTCTAACCATGCGGGTATTTATTTCTAAGGGAACTGAAATATCATATTGTAAAACTGGTTGGTATCTCTGAATAATCCAGAGTACTTTTTCTTTTACTGTTTTGTCAAGTTCAATTTTCATTATTAACCCCGCTTAAATAAAATATTATCCCTTCACAATAAGGCAAGCCATCTTCGTTAATAGTAAATTTTGTATGAGTAATATCAGTTTCGTAAATCCACGAATATCCAGTATCATTCCAAATTGCTTCAATCTTTTTGGCTGATTCTAATTCTTTTTTGAAATATGGGCAATCTTCATCATCACATTCGTTTTGCAGCAATCCTTTGTCTGTTAAATATGCAGTACCCCCATTATAACATCCTATCTCATCGTTTATAGCCCCAGCGAATTCCATTAAATCATCAGAATAACCATAAACAATTACTAAATTATTATCTTTCGCAATTTTTTCTATTTCTGGGGTAATCTCGTTCCCGCGTTCTCGCCCATTTAACTGATTCGCTAGTTCTTCTCTAGTCATTTTTTATTTCCCTAATATATGTTTATTAATATATGTAGTTTTCATTTTACACCCGTTCCGTTGCAATTAGTGCAAGGCACATCTTCAGGCGGGTTTACTTGACGGCTTGATCTTACAGTACCGGCAACTACTTTTTCACCCCCGCAGCAAGGGCAAATAAGATTTTCTAATTCTTTTAATTCGGCTTCAAGGTCTTTTATCACTATTATACGATAAAATTCTGGTAATTTTGAATTTGAATCATAATAATTTATCAACATTTTTTTTATATTTATGCTTTCTCTGATCTTCTCGATTGTCATTTTATCCCCTTTTTTATATATATTTTATATATAGGTGCTTCACCATTACTATAATTATTTGCACTTTCAATATCTTTAAATACTGGTATAGCCCCTATCATCCCATCACACCATTTAAGAGCCAAATTATGTGGAATACCTAAGAAATCTATATCGATATCTTCTTTTACTACTCCTACTACATATTGTTCAACTAAAGATACTTTATCATCTTTCATACTTATCCCCTTTTTATTATTGGCTCACAATATGGTTGAATATATATTAGGCGTGTTTGTTACCTATCTCACAGCCTAAGCAAAGTTGTTTATCACTATACCCTATATCATCAAATTCAAGTTGTGTATATTCGGTATTATAAGGGTATGGGTAGATTAAATTTTTAAGTTGTTCATCTGTCAACCTTGTTCTAACTCTCATTTCTATTATAAAATCATCATCTAAATCAGCAATAATCTTTTTTAATTTACCCACATTTAATGGCTTTCCCCCAGCCGGATCACTTTCAAACGTTGCATTTTCAAAAATCTCTTTAATATCATTTAGTCTAACTACTTTTTCTTTGTTACTAATTTCTTCAGCTAATTCCAAGCAAAGTCTCTTATACTTTTCATCGGCAATTCTCCAGCCATTTGTATAACCTAATTTTTTCTCAATCATATTTGCTATTTCTGCAATTTCCGGCATAAAATGATTCTCTAATTCACAGTAGGGACAATTTGTAATTGCATCCGTTATCATATTATGTTTTTCGCATTTCATTTTATTTATAACTCCAATGTTGTCCATTTCACACCTATTTTTTATTTGGGAGCTAGCAGGATTCGAACCTGCATGTTTGTAGCTGAGCTCCGTGGGTTGTCATTCCTGACACTACAAACTTAAACCCCAGTTAGCGTCTAACCATTCCGCCATAGCTCCCATGAATTAATCTATTTGCTCAAAATTATCTTCAAAATATTTTCGAGCAACATACCATTGATCTTTATGATTCTTGGGATTTCTTGCAACCATCCCCATATCATTATTTGGATCATCTTCCTTACTTACAGATATGATTGATAAGTCTTCACCCTTTATATATGGGCGCATTTCGGCAATATTGGTACGACGGTATTTCTTGAACTCTGACATACATTCTCCTGTTTTTATTATATTAGTTATTTTGATGATTTCGCTATCAATGGGTACTCCATTTTTAGCGCAACAATCTTCACACCACATTATAGCTGGCATTTCTCCTTTTGGGTTCATTCTGTGTAGAGTTACATTATCTTTAAAAATATCTTTACTGCAATTATTGCATTTAGTCATTTAATAGCTCCCATGAATTAATTATCTTCTTTGTCCATTATTTCCAAATCAGGCTTGCCTTCATGATATCTGGCTTCATCTTCATAGCCTTCTGGGGCTGTCCAAAATGATATCAACGACACCAATAAAACTATGTTCACTATTGCAATTATTATTGTTTCTAAGCTCATTCCAATTCCCACTTTGGTTTATTTTTCTCTTCCTTTTCGTAATCAGGGCAGTCTTTGTATGGCTCATAAAATGACGAAATAAGTAGTGAAAATTGATATTCTATTGAAGCTTCTGGGTTGCCAAACCAATGTCGTTTACCGCATTGTGCTTCTTCCTGTATGTCTGGATATTGCCCATAAGGGAATAATCTATTATGTTCGCAATCATCACACTTCATTATCTTCACCCCAAAAATCGTTTTTAATCTCTCTTGCCTTGTCTCTACAAAACCACCCTATAACACACAAAGCCGAGAAAAGCACCAATACTATTTGCGCTAAATCTGAATGGCTTATAAAATATAATATGTCTGTTATCCAGTTAGGCATTATTTTAACCCCTTATCATGCTTAATACCGGTTTCAATCATACGATTAGCAACTACAGATTCTTTCCGTTTTTCTTTTTTTGCCATCTTTGAAATTATCTTTTTTAGTTTTGAGTCTATTCTTATAACTGCTGTTGACATTGGCTAATCCTTATATTATGTTATTCTTGTTACAAAGGTAACTGATAGGATAACGAATGTCAAGTAAATAATAAATTATTTTTCAATAAGTATAATAATTCTTCGCATTGCTCTTTTGTAAACTCTCCAATATGTGGCTCAGGTATATTCATTTCTTTGCCAAGAATACGATATGCTTTGTTTCTGCTTATCTTTCCAAACTTCCAAATATCATCAAATTCTAAATGGCAAGTATGGCGCAAAGTACGAAGCTCTTTATTTGCCGGTACGCCCAAAGGAATATTTGTGCCTTTATGACAACCAACATAACTATCACATTCTGGATAATTTTTACATATCCAAATATTACCGTAACTTTTACGATAGACCGCAGAGCTATCCTTTAATTCTGTTTCTGCTCCGCAATAAGGGCAAACTGGTATTCCAAAGTCATAATTTAATTTGCTCAAAGTCTTTCCCCATTTATGAATTATTTTCCACTTGATTTATTTACTTCCCCTTGCTACTGGTACTAATGGCATTATTTCGTAATATTTACGACTTTCTTTTTTTATTAAAAGTTCAAGATATATTTTAGCATCTTTCTTCCGTTCAAATGCTATATTGCACGGGATTTCTTTATCATCAATTTGCATTGTTAAATTTCTCAAAAGATTACCCCAATAAAAATTACCTTTATGTTTTATTATATATAATCTCATTCCCTTAATTCTCCTTAAACTGATTTATATATTTTTCATTTTTATAACCATCAGGAAGATAAATTTGAAGGTCTTTTTTAATATAATGTTTAACACCAAGTTTATTAACAAGTTCAAGCATCCTATGAGTATAGGACTTCCAGTCTGTATCTTTAGTCATAAGAAGATAATTAGCCCTGCCAATTTTATAGAGATCAACAAATTCGTGAGTATGCTGAACTATTTCAAGACTGCTTTCAATATTCAAAGTAGGTTCAAGACTAACCCATGTAAATATTCCGGCTTCATGAAACTTTTTAAGAGTATCAATCCTGTCTTTAGGAAGTGCTGCGCCCCTTTCCCACTTCAGGCTAAAAGAATCGTCAAGACTTGTAAGTGTACTGGCGAAAGCATCCCTATCAGATCTAAACAAATCAATGTCTCTCAAAGCTCTTTGACCGCCTTTGGTAAGGGTACAAATTCCAAGTCCGTAATCTTGTAAAGTAATCAAGACTTTACGAGTAAGGGAATTATCGAAAGGATGGTAAGGGTCTGTCGTGAAAGAAAGCATAACTTGTTCTCTGATTCCATGTTGCTGATATTTTTTAGCATCCCTAATAAGCAAGTCAAGATAATTCTGTCTTTCTATAGCTCCATTGTCAAAATCAGACCGTGTAATTCTAAGAACCGCCGGTACATAGCAATAAGCGCACTTGTGACCGCATCCCCTATAAGGATTTGCAGCAAGTTTTGAATATTCACCCGCCTGCCCTTGCGGTGGATAAATTATTTTACATCCTTTTACACTAAATCCGTTTGCATCTATCATTCTTACTCTCCTTTTTAAGCTTGCCAAATATATTACCCTCAACTACCTTTTTGCCTACTTTTTAGCTCCTGCGTTATGCCTGTGCGAAATTCGGCTATCCCTATGTTGCAATGAGTTCTGGATTCTGCCATTTATTGCCGATAACCGTAATCTCATAATCTTCATTATATTGCGTTTCATCAAAACTAAAATAATATTCTTCATATTCCATTTCTGGATTCATTATCACACGGTATGGCACTATAAAGGCCATTAAATATCTAGCTTCACTTTGATTATATTCTACTATCGCACGCGTTTCGCAATCTAGTTCAGTAATCCCAAGTTCAGCAAGCCAGCTTATTTTTATTATATCCCCTTCAAAAATCTTCACTCCTTGGCTATCGGTAATCCCGGTGTAAAATGATTTAACGTAATTATCCATTAAATATAGTTCTGGTCTGTTTATATCAACCAAATTACCATTGCACGAAAGAAATAGATTTTCAACTGATATATCATATATTAACCGATTGCCTTTTTTATCAAAAACTCTAAATTCTAATTTCATTTTAATCATCCCAATTATCTTTTGTGAAAACACTATCTATATCAATATCATAATGATTGCATATTGGTTCCATTTTGATAACCAAATAACCATCTTTAAAAATACATTCAATCCCATCATCGTCGAAGAGCGTGGGATCACAAATATCGTGAAAATCTTTTAATTCGTTCAGATTTGGCATAATATACATATCGTCTTCGATTTTATGCCATTCAACATTATTTTCAGTTATAAATTTGTATAATTCTAATTCTGTCATTACTCACTCCCTTTTTATAATTATGCAAATATTTTATTCTGCTCGATAAGCCGGTGCTATTCCGAAAAATTGCTATCAGTTTCCCACCGCTGTAATTCTTCGTTATATATCATCATTTTATTTAATGATGTATCAAAATATCTACCGCTAATTTTCGGTATAATCAGCGACTCAATAGGAACAAAATTTACACTGTATGTCCCATCTTCATTTTCGGGCACTACTATTTTATATGTTTGTTCCAAGATTAATACCGATTCAATCTCTGGATGTATGCCTTCTGGTTCCTGAACAAAACAATCAAGAATCCATTCTTTTGCTTCATCTAAAGAATCAAATTTTATTATTTCACCATCCACTTGGTCTAACACTATTATTTTCTTTTTCATGCTAATCTCCTTGATTATTTATAAAATCTCATTGATTAATGTCTATTGCTAAGGCTGTCTTTCTATCCCGGAAAATTGCTATTTAATTTTGAATACTCGCATATAACCATCATTATAATATACTCTAACTTCATCAATTGGTATTCCTTCGTTAACCCTAACATGTCGTTTTATAAATTCTTGGTAAAAATCATTATTAACCTCGATACCTTTTATTCCTTCCGCAATTTTCGTCAGATTCCTAATTTCTGGAATATCATTTAAAATTCCATCGGCTATTATATTAGAATCTAAAAATTGATATTCATCTACTGTTTTACTAATAGTGTCTATTAATTTTTCTCTTATCCCCATTTATCACTCCATTTTTCATTGATTAATGTCTATTTCAACATAATTTGGTTAAGTTTCATCAGGTAAAGAGTTTGTTGAGCTTTCATCTTTAGGCAAACTCCACTTACCATTCCCATGTTGATGATAAAGTCTTTGATGTCTTAAAGTATATTCCGTAATTGTAATCCCATTTGCATTTTTAATTTCTCCTTTTAACAATCTTTGTTAGTTAGTGCGAACCTGCATTCATTACCCATTGCATTATGTATATATTCCCAAGATGGACAGTTATTCCCTTTAATTTTATAAACCGTTTTACCGCGCTTCTTAACCTTGAAATCTAAATTATCCTGATTAAGCGGAATCATATATATTTTATTGCCCGATTTTGGATGTACCCCGAAGTACGCATCTTTTATCACACCTTTTTTTATGTACCTGATGATAAGGCAAGGTATTGTATCTTTAAGATCTGCAAATTCTTTTACTGTTAAATGTTCCATTAGCCCACCTTGTAAATAAAAATTAAACTTCTTGATTTATTTTTCTCTTTTCTCAAATAGCCTTTTTTAACTAATGCCGTAATATGCCGACTAACTCCGAATGTGCTTTTTATTCCAAATTCTTTCCCTATTTCCCGAAACGTAGGCGGATATTGATTATAACAGGAAAAATCACGTATGAAATTTAATATTTCTCGCTGCCGGTCTGTTAAGTCTTTCATTTAGGTATTATTCTGAAAATTGTTAAGTTTATTTAATAATTTTATAAATCCATCTTCCGATAAAGCTTGTTTATTTACATAACATTCACCAATATTATTTTCAGCTAAACTTACCTTTGTATAACAATCAGAATTATTCTTGAATAATTGTCTTAGTACTACTTCCGTAATTTTAGGCATAAATGGCGGTTCAACCTGACCGGCTATTGCTCCTGTAGCTTCCATTGCCAATTTATAAACTATATGCATGTAATCACTTCCTTGATCTTTGAAATAGTCCGGGTTAATAGCTTCGCGTATCTTTACAAATTTACCGTTTAGTTTTTCTATAAAAATTATCCATTTAATACCTTTGTCTTTATCTTCTATAATTACCGAGTCTGTTGTTTCTATTGTTTGTGCCATTTCTAATACTTGCATTTTTAATTCTCCCAGCCAATATTGGCATATAAGTTTAATATTCTTATTTATTATCCCACTTCTCAAAACTTCCCTTTACAAAATCTTCCTTGAGTATCCATCGGGGTTTATCTAACCCGTCAACTCTGATACATTCGACATCTTGCCAGAGATTCCCGGCTGTTACCTGCGAATGAGTATAAATTTTTACTTTTTTGTCGAAGCTGATAAAGTTTGCAATGTTTGGTATTTTGTCGAATCCTTCATAAGAATCAATAACATTATTTACTGAATCTTTTAATCTTGCATCGGTAAATTTGTTATCCTTAAATCTTTCTTTCAGCAAATTAAACATTTGAACCGGCATTTTAGGAAAAGCTTGTAAAATCTTCGCTGTTTCTTTTACAAAGACTTCCTTTGTTAGTTCACCTTGATAAATAGAAATTTCATTTAAGGTCTGTGTCGTTTGCAATTGATTCTGCAATTGCGGCTGCTCGTTCTCTGAACTCCATTGTTTCAAAGATTGTTCCAGATGCTCCATTTGTTCTCCCTACTATTTCATCATTCCAAGATTTATTGTTTAAGTAAGTTTCCGGGTTCTTGCGGTATTGTTTATCCGG